GAAAGTACCCATATCCTATGGCCCTAAACAAAAGTTTCTATTAAGACTTACTGAGGATGCAAAACAAAGAGATGGTGCAGTAACATCTATCTCTCTACCTCGTATGGCTTTTGAAATGACAGGATTAGAGTATGATCCGTCAAGACAACAAAACAAAATCATTAGAACACAAAAGACACAATTAGAAACAACTGATGTTGGTAAAAGAGGATTCCAATATCAACCAGCACCTTACAATATAAACTTTACTCTATCCATACTTGCAAAGAACGCTATCGATGCACTACAAATTGTAGAACAAATACTACCATACTTCCAACCTGAGTATACAGTTGCAATGAAAATTGTAGATACTATGAGTGAAGTCAGGGATGTACCAGTCATATTAAACTCAGTTGCAATGGAAGATATGTATGAAGGTTCATTCGAAGAAAGAAGAGTTATAGAATATACATTAGAGTTCACTATGAAGTTGTATATGTTCGGCCCAGTATATACTGGTGAAGTTATTAAGAATGTTATCGAAAGAGAATACATCAGTGATAATGTTCAAGCTGGATTTACATCGTCTCAAATTAATAGTGCTGGACTCGTTAAAGAAGTTAAACACTATGAACCAGCATTCGCTGCTGTTGCAAATCAAGTGACTAACTCAAATACAGTGACATTTGCTACGGCAATAAATAGTAAGATAAGTACAGGAGATGAAGTTTTCGGTACAAATTTAACCACTAATCCTACAGTGAGTAGTATTGCAAGTGATAAATTATCGATTGTATTAAGCAATCAGGTGAATTTCAATGCAGATACAACACTGAAATTTGTAGGTTCTGTTGACCCAAGTGATACATTTGTGGTTGCAGAGACGGTGACTTTTTATGATGAAGGTGGAGGTAATACATATTCGGAAGACCTCGCTGGTGATGCATAGTTATGACAAAAGAAATAGACGACAAATTAGATAATCTTCTTGATATCAATTCTGATATTAAAACAGAGACCAAGTTGGTCAAAGTTCCCACTAGAGAGAAGAACATTGAAACGGACTACAAATATGCCCGTGAGAACCTCTATGACCTCGTAGAACGAGGACAAGATGCAATCGACGGCATACTAGAACTATCCAAAGAAACAGAACACCCGCGTGCATACGAGGTTGCTGGTCAATTAATCAAAACAGTATCCGAGACTGCAGAAAAGTTAATCGATATACAGAAGAAATTAAAAGACCTAGAAAAGGAAGATAGTTCAGTCAGGACACAACACAATCACTTGTATGTAGGTTCAACAAGTGAGTTGCAGAAGTTCCTGAAAAAGGAGTCCAAGAAAGATGTTAGAGAAGACTAGCGAATACAAATTACTACCTATACCCGAAGTAAAGGAAGGTGAAGCCTTTTGGTTAATGTCATTGGGACAATTGACCCGTCACAATACACATTACTTTAAGGATATAGACGAAGTAGAAAATTATAATCCATATGAAGATTGGATTAAAGAAAATGTCAAAGATAAAGTCGTATGTGATTTAGGAAGTGGAACAGGTGTCTTACTTCATCTTGCAGAATATTACGGTGCAAAGAAATGTATCGGAATCGAAAAAAATAACTGGGCCTGTGTATATACAAAAGGTATGTACCCACATTGGGATATCATCCACAATGATTTCCTACAAATGGAGGAATGGCCTGAAGCAGATATCTACATTCATAAAGGTATTGATGAGATGAAAGCTCTCAACGAAAAAGCACATAAGTTGGGTAAAACTAATTGGCCCAAAGAATGGTTGAATGGATATGGTGAAGAACAAGAAGGAATGATAGATTATGTTTCAAACAAACATAAAAGAACATTCGAAGAGTTGATAAGACTTGGGTGGATGGAAGAATACTTAAATGGTTAAACCTGTAAACGAAGGATATCTCGGTAACACTCTCATAAAAAGGAGCGGTGTCGAGACGCAGTATACTAAAGAAGAGTTGGCAGAATACATGAAGTGTTCTAAAGACCCAGTTCATTTTATAGAACAGTATACTCAAATTATATCCCTAGATGAAGGTATGGTTCCTTTCCAACTTCGTGGTTATCAAGAAAACCTTATTAACTTCTATGATGAAAATAGATTCAATATTGTTCTTGCATCAAGACAGTCAGGTAAATCAATCACATCATGTGCATATCTTTTATGGTATCTCTTGTTCCATCCCGAAGTAACAGTCGCGGTACTTGCAAACAAAGGTGCAATTGCAAGAGAGATGATTGCCAGAATCGTAACCATGTTAGAGTCTGTACCCTTCTTTTTACAGCCGGGCGTTAAGATTCTCAACAAAGGTTCTATAGAATTTGCAAATGATTCCAAGGTAGTTGCAGCTGCAACATCATCAAGTTCGATTCGTGGTATGTCAATTAACTTACTATACCTCGATGAGTTTGCATTCGTAGATGATGCAGATACATTCTATACTGCAACATATCCCGTTATCACATCAGGTAAAGATTCTAAGGTTATAATTACATCTACTGCAAACGGTGTAGGTAATATGTTCCATAGAATATACGAATCTGCAGTTCATGAACAGTCAGAATACAAGCACTTCATAATAAACTGGTATGATGTGCCGGGCCGTGATGATAAATGGAAAGAGATGACCATTGCTAACACCTCAGAGGCACAGTTTGAACAAGAGTATGGTAATAGTTTCTTAGGTACAGGTAACACTTTGATTAACTCAGACACCTTACTAGGAATGAAAGCTTGGGAACCTGAGTGGAATAAGGACAATATTCAGGTCTATAAAAGACCGAAGGAAGGACACGACTATATATGTACAGTAGATGTTGCAAAAGGTAGAGGAATGGATTATTCCACCTTCTCCGTGTTTGATGTATCTACGCAACCGTTTGAACAGGTTTGTACCTATCGGGATAGTATGGTAAGTCCCATGCTGTTTCCTGATATTATAAATAAGTATGTACGAGCTTACAATGAAGCATTAGTAATCATTGAGAATAATGCAGAAGGTGGAATGGTTGCAACACAGTTGCATTACGATATTGAATATCCAAATGTCTTTGTACAAGGACAATTAAAGGCAGACGATATTGGAGTAACCGTTAACAAAAAGATTAAACGGATAGGCTGTTCTACACTTAAAGAGTTATTAGAAGAAAAAAGATTACATCTTGTAGATCGTGCAACTATAACGGAGTTAATGACTTTTGTCACTAAGGGTAATTCCTATGAGGCAGATAGAGGTTACCATGATGATATGGTAATGAATTTAGTGTTATTCAGTTGGTTTATTACGACTGAATACTTCTATCACATGACTGATAAACAAGTGAAAGACTTGTTATATGCAGAACAACAAAAGATGATAGAAGATGACATATTACCCGCGGGGGTATTTGGTGCAGAACAGGGGACAACGGAAACAACCTTTGTAGACGACCAAGGAGACCGTTGGTTTACTAAAGATATGTCAGTAGGAAACGAATGGTAGTTCTTTAGAGAACGCAAAGTTATAAATAAAACAGTAAACAACTTTTTACATTAACAGGAGAAAAATATGGCATTTCAAGTATCACCAGGCGTACAAGTCAAAGAAGTTGACTTGACAAATGTTGTGCCTGCAGTTTCCTCTACGGTAGGAGCATTCGCGGGTTCATTTAGATGGGGCCCTGTTGATGAAGTAGTATCAGTTTCAGATAGCAAAGGTTTAGTAGATCACTTCTATAGTCCAGCAGACACAGACGCTGCTGCAGAAGACTTCTATTCTGCAGAGGCTTTCTTAAGATATGGTTCATCATTAAAAGTTGTTCGTGTTGCAAGTTCAACAGCCTATAATGCAAACAATGGTGGTGACACTGATGCAAGCATTAAAAATCTAGATGCATACCAGTCAGGTTTCGAAGACGGTGGTGCAGCTGGAACAATAGGTCAATGGGCTGCAAAATACCCAGGCGCAATTGGAAACTCACTGAAAGTTAGTGTTTGTGCATCTCCCGATGCATATTTCAATGACAATGTGACTACCTTAAGTGCAGAAGAAGCTGCTGGTCAAACAGTGATTAGTGTGACTTCTGAAGCAGGTTTCAGCATCAGGGATATAGTAAGATTCGGTACTGATACTCAGGAATACCGAGTTACTGCTACTGCAACAGGAACAATAACTGTAGAAGCCCTAAACCAACCAGCTGGAACAGGTCTAGTTAGCACAGTTGCTAACTCAACTCAAGTTCACAGATATTGGGAGTTTTATAATCAATTTGATAAAGCCCCAGGCACATCTGCATCTGCAACCGCAGCTTCAGGTAGTGCAGACGAAATTCATGTAGTAGTCGTAGACGAAGATGGAGCAATCTCAGGTAAACAACACGAAGTTCTAGAAACTTACGGGTTCGTTTCATGTGCATCAGACAGTAAAGATGCATCAGGTTCTTCTAACTACTATAAATCAAAAATCAATAACCAATCCGACTGGATATGGTGGACAGGTCATAGCACCTCGACTCATGCAGCTGCAAACAGTGTAACAACTCACGCAGGTTCAGGGTCAGTTGCTTTCGGAAGACCTTCTGCACCAATCAACTCATCTCTAGCAAATGGAGCTGACGGAGGTTTACCAACACCAGCAGTTAAGTATGCTGGATATGTTGATAACTTCGGTGATGCAGAAACTCAAGATGTCTCATTCTTAATCGTAGGTTCAACTAGAACTTCGAATGGTGACCTTCTTACAGACCACAATTCAATCGTGAATCAATTAATCCAAGTTGCAGAAAATCGTAAAGATTGTATGGTAATTGCTTCTCCAAGGAGAGCATCAGTGGTTAATGTCTCATCCGAGTCAACTCAAAGTTCAAATGTTATTGCAGACTACGCGTCTGTAACATCAAGTTCTTATGCAGTATTAGACTCAGGTTGGGTTTACCAATACGACAGATACAACGACAAATACTGTTGGGTGCCCGGCAACGGACATACAGCAGGTATCATGGCAAGGTCAGACTTGTTAAGAGACCCATGGTTCTCACCAGCGGGATTCTCTAGAGGTCAGTACCTAGGAATAACTAAACTTGCTTTCAACCCATCACAAGGGTCAAGAGATGACCTTTATCAAGCAAGGATTAATCCTATCGTAACATTCCCAGGCCAAGGTACAGTATTATTTGGAGATAAAACTGCACTAAGTACACCATCTGCATTCGATAGAATCAATGTCAGAAGGTTATTCATCGTATTAGAAAAGGCAATTGCAGTTGCAGCTAAATCACAACTCTTTGAATTCAATGATGCATTCACTAGAGCACAATTTAGAGCTGCAGTAGAACCTTTCCTAAGAGATGTTAAGAACAGAAGGGGTCTAACAGACTTCACAGTATTATGTGATGAAACTAACAACACAGATACAGTTATAGATAGAAACGAATTTGTATGTTCTATCTTTGTGAAACCTGCTAGAAGTATTAACTTTATCACTCTTAACTTCGTGGCTGCAAGGTCAGGGGTTGAGTTTGAAGAAATCTACGGAGCAGTTTAAGGAGTAAAGAATGGCAACAATAGACGAATTTAA